ACTATGTGATCGCACCAAACACGAATGCACTGTCATATCTGCAGCGCATAGCAGAGTCAGAGCAGGGGCTTTGCTTCATCGCAGGCAACGGCGATCTAACATTCACTGATCGAGTTACCGCAGCCTTCGCATCGATCTCTGCAACATTCACTGATCAGTCACCTACGATCGACATCGCATATCAAGGTCTCAATGTGGCCTATGGCCAACAGTTCTTGTATAACCGTGTGCAGGCATTCATCGAAGGCGGCACAGTACAGACATCAGATGATGCTGCGAGCCAGACCGAGTACGGTATCGCCACACTCGCGTTCGATGATCTGCTGCTCTCAGACGACGCACAGGCTCTGACGCTCACACAAGATCTGCTAGATGCCTACGCTGTACCACAGTTCAGATTCGACGATCTAATGCTCAGAGTCTCAGACTTACAATCTGGCGAGCGTGCCACAGTCATCGGCCTAGAGATAGGCGATGTGGTGCAGATCACCAGATCATTCGATGTCGGCACACCATCATCTGTCACGAGTCTCTACGGTATAGACAACATAAAGCACCAGATCACACCGAGCACCCATACTCTGACTCTCGGCCTATACAACACGCAGATTGTCTATGAGTTTATTCTTGACGACATCACCTTCGGTACGCTCGACGGTAGCAACGCACTGGCCTGATCAAGTACACTGACCGACTATGGCACGACAGACCTTTACAGCGAGTCAGGTTCTTACTGCAGCGCAGATGAATACACTGCAGGCAAACGACTACAATCAAACCGTCTCGACTAAGACAGCCAGTTACACGCTGGTCGCTGCTGATGCTGGAACTAAAGTTGTGATGAACTCTGCTAGTGCTACCACGATCACAGTAAATACTTCGCTGTTCGCAGCAGGCGACACTCTGACGCTGCTCAATATCGGTGCAGGTGTATGCACGATCACTGCTGGTACAGCAACAGTTTCTACTACAGGCAGTCTCGCACTCGCACAGTATGGTGGTGGCACTTTATATTTCAGTAGCGCAGGTGTCAGCGTGTTTCAAGCAAACGGTGTTGCTGCAATCGGTGGCGGTCTTATTCCAATTACACCAACTTCGGTTGCGGTTGGTAGTGGAACAGGTACGGCTAATGCCGTTGGTCAAGTTACATATTCGGGTGCGTCTAGTGTTTCATTGAACGGCGTTTTTACTAGTTCGTATCGCAATTACAAGATGGTTTTGGAACATACATGTTCTACAGCAACAGACCTGAAACTAAGATTACGGGCTGCAGGAACAGACAACACTACTGCTAACAGTTATGTTGCACAGTTAGCAGTTTCTACTAACGCAGCCGTTTCGGGTTCAGATTCAACAAACAATTTACTAACCTTAAATAACAACATCACTACAACGCTAATCAATTTTGCAAGTAATGAGTTTTTCAATCCACAAATAGCAGCAGCAACAGGAATTTTTACTTTTGCAATGAACGACACCAACGGCGGATACTTTTCTATGCAAGGCGCAACACATAATCAGACAGTCAGTTATGACGGTTTTACTATTTTTCCAACTCTTGGAACTATTACAGGCACGATGAGCGTGTACGGGTACAATCAATGAAAACAGACATCACACCAACAGATAGTGTTTGCCCAATCTTTTTAGAACCGCGAGACCCTGCACAAGTAGCAGCCGACCAAGCAGACGCAAAAGCAAAAGCCGATGCTCTCGTAGTCAAAGCAGCAGCCCGTGAAGCGTTGCTCACCAAACTTGGTATCACAGCCGATGAAGCCACACTGCTACTTGGCTAGATGATGTGGCTCGCACTTCTCGTTGGCTGATATTTGCGCCAGTCGCTGCACTCGCATGGGTAGCACCTGCATCTGCTGATGTAGTCACAGGTCTCGCTGTCACTGGGTACAGCATCGATGAGATACCACCTGTCATGTCAGATGATCAGTACCCTGTGTGCGGTCAGGGCACACTCGACTTCATCAATGCCACATGGGATACACCAGAGCAGCAGTTCGGTGAGTGTGGTACTGATCTCTTTATGCTGCACTACACAGGTGCGATACAGATACCAGAGCACGACACGATCGAGTTCTGGCTTGCGTCTGATGATGGTGGCATGGTCACTATCGGTACACATCAGTTCGGTTCGTGGGTAGATCAGGGTTGCTCTGCTACTGAGTCAGGTCTGCTCGATATAGATGCTGGTGTGCAGAGTCTCGATGCGTGGGTATATGAGAATGGCGGTGGTACTTGCTTCATGCTTGCATGGAACATCGATGGTCAGGGTTGGGCGATCGTGCAGCCTGAGTCATTTACCAGTGAGCCGATACCAGATACGACTGTGCCTGATACGACTGTGCCTGATACGACTGTGCCTGATACGACTGTGCCTGATACGACGATGCCAGATACCACAGTGCCAGACACCACCACATCGAGTACCACCACATCGAGTACCACCACATCGAGTACCACCACATCATCGACTATCTATGTGACTACATCACAGATACCTGTGACCACATCGAGTACCACCACGAGTACCACGACTACTGCAGCACCTGTACCGACACAGACATCGACTACCACTACCGAGCCACCTGCTGTACCATCGACCACCACTACAGAGACACCGATCGAGACGAGTACCACATGGCCGCCTACCACTGCACCAGAGACGACTGTGCCTGTCATCAGCACCACTTCGAGTTTTGCACCTTCTACGACTGCAGTTGCGACTACTACCACAACCCCTGTGATCGAGACGACTGTGCCTGCGGTCGATACCACAGTCGAGACGACACCAGTCACCGAGACAACCGTCGATCTGATACAGGAACTATCTGACCTATCTAATGCAGTCGCAGGTCTGGCCGATGTGTTACCTGATCAGATCACAGTGGCAGACATAGCGGCCATCACAGACTCTGCAGCCTTCGAGATGCTGACCGATGAGCAGGTCGCTGAGATAGGTGACATCATCAGTGATGCGTCTGACGATGTAAAGGAATCGTTCGAGTCTGCTGTCGATATCTTCGCCAGTGATGCACTCTCTTCATATGTGCCTGCAGGAAGCACTATCAGCGTCGGTCAGCGTCGTGCGGTGATCGCTGTGACTGCACTAACATTCGTGCTGCCAGTTCCTATTTCGAGCGGCAGCCAAAGTCAGTCACAACGAAAGAGATAAGCCAGATGGCAAATAAATGGGTCGATGAAGTGCATGGTCTGATCTGGACTCTCGCAGGTACAGGTCTAGTGCTGATCACTCTCTCTGGCTCTACTCGTCGGTTAGGCTGGTCTATCAGCATCATCGCTCTGGTGGTGCATCTACTACTCACATCACTGAAAGACACAGACCAATGAAGAAAGCACAAGAGATCGCGCAGCGCATCGTCGCACTATTCCTATCGTCAGCACTGGCGATCATCACAGGGTCGAGTGTGATCAACTCAGTCTCTGATGCTGATATCACACTCTGGCAGTCTGCTGCTCTCGCAGGATTTGCTGCAGTGGCGAAGGTAGTCGAGCAGTTAGCGAAGGCTGCTGTCGATGGCACACTGACTCGCGATGAGATCGATCAAGCGTTCGGTGGTATGTCACCTGCGAAGAAGGCATCGAAGCGCACGAAGGTTTCGTGATGTCACGCAAGTACACAGGGAACTCAGATGGTGCTGCGAAGGGTCGGCGTGCTGGTCTGAAAGTATTGATCGATGAAGTAGTGCGTCTCTCTGGTAGTGGCCTATGGAATAACGGTGACTGGGGCATCAGGAATATGAAGGGAAAGGAATCTCTGAGTGTGCACGCGACTGGTCGCGCAGTCGATCTGTCATATAGGCAGATGGGCAAGGGCAAGGGTGGTGGTCGTGCTGCTGGTATGCAGTGGTGCAAACTACTAACTCAGCACGCTGACGCGATCGGCCTAGAGATGATCATTGACTATTTCCCTGAGCCGCATGGAAGAGCATGGCGATGTGATCGCGGTGCATGGCAGAAGTATGACAAGCCAACAGTGTCAGGTGCGCCATCAGGCGACTGGCTGCATGTGGAAGTCTCACCGAAGATGGCTGATGATGCTGCCGCTATGAAGGCAGCCTTTGCTTTGATCGAGCAGAGTCTGGCTGCTCAGGCTGGTGGATAACACAGCGATCGTCGTCGCAGTAGTCACTGCGGTAGGTGGTGTCATGGCTGCGCTCATCACCAGTATGCGTCGAGAGAACCGTGACGATCACGCTCTAGTCACAGATCAGATCAGTGCGGTCTATAGATTGCTGAATCGCATCGGTGATAAAGTCGATACACATCTCGACTGGCATCACGAAGGGAATATCGATGGGAAATCTAAGGGAAGAGATCGACGCGAGTAGATGCAAGTCAGGTCGGAAGAACCGACTAGATGAGATCATGCAAGCGATGACAGAAGAAGATGCGGCCGATCTACAGGCTGCACTAGATGATCACTCTGTACCACAGTCATCGATCGTGCGTGCTCTGTCTCGACGCGGTATATCTCTCGCACAGTCTGTGATCAGTAACTATCGAACTGCACTTCGATGAGTCTCGGTGACGAGATATCAGCAGTCTCTGATGGCAGCGAGATGCTGCGTGCTGAAGTACTGAAGGTCAGGCGTGAGCGTGACAGTGCTATCAGTGAGATGGCGCGTATCGCCACACAGTTAGAGCAGGTGCGTCGCACACTCGATGTCGTCGAGCAGGTAGAGAACGCAAAGATACAGCCGATCAAGTGGCTGCAGCCGCAAGCCAAGACGAAAGCCAGTGCTGCGACTCTGGTGCTGATGCTGTCTGATCTGCATCTCGATGAGATAGTCGAGCCAGAAGAAGTCGATGGTCTCAACGCATATAACCGCACCATCGCTGTACTGCGCATGAAACGGTGGTCACAGAATGTGATCAAGATGGCGCGTCATCACCTAGCAGGTATGAAATATGACGGTGTGGTGCTGATGCTCGGCGGTGACATCTTCAGTGGTGACATACATGAAGAACTGAAAGAGACGAACGAAGATACGATGCTCGGCTCGCTGCTCTACTGGGCAGAGCAGATCGCATCTGCCATTGATCTACTGGCAGGCGAGTTCAAGAAGGTGCACATCGCTGCGGTCGCTGGTAATCATGGTCGCACAACTCGCAAGCCAAGAATGAAACTGCGTGCTCGCACTAACTTTGACTGGCTGCTTGCCAAGATGCTAGAGCGTCACTTCGCTGATGATCGGCGTATCACATTCCAAATACCAGAGTCATCTGATGCACTGATCGCGATCTATGACACACATCATCTGCTGACTCACGGTGATCAGACACAGGGTGGCGGCTCGATCGGTGGCATCTATCCACCTATCATGCGCATGCGTGCACGCAAGGCTCAGAGATACCTTGCCACAGGCGCATCGTTTCAGACTCTCTGGCTCGGTCACTGGCATCAGTATCTGCCATCACCATCGATGGTCGTCAATGGTTCGATGAAGGGATACGACGAGTATGCCTACATAAGCAACTTCTCTTTCGAGCAGCCGCAGCAGGCTCTCGCGATCGTCGCACCTGAGAAGGGCATCACGATACAAGCACCGATCTTCTGTGTAGATCGCAAGTCCGAAGGCTGGTGAGATGTATCTCGTCGGTGCTAGACGGCCGCCATGTAGATGCGATGAGCCAATACAGCCGCACCCAATCTGCGGTGATCGTGGGGTCGATGATGACGACTGATCGCATCGAGTCTCTGGTGCATGTCAGATGGCTCGACGCTCACAGCGTCGGCACTGGGTGGCAGTCTGTCGATGAGATCGAAGATGTGCCATGTGTGGTGTGCTCTGTGGGGTATCTGATATCTGGTGCAAAGACTGGTCATGTGGTGATCGCACAGTCAGTCACTGATGATGCGATGCTCGATCATCTGCTCGCCATACCTGTTGCCATGATCACGCAGGTCACAGTATTGTCTGATAGTTCAGTTGGTTCGGTCTTCCCCTTCCCAACCGACTGACAGGCTGTGACTGGTCTGGTTCACCGATCGGCCAGTCGCAGCCACTTTACTCAGATGACTAACACCATCACACAACTGTGGTACACCCTTAGTGCAAGATGTAAATACACATCTAATGAAGGGAACACTGCACATGATCATCATCGAGAAACCCAC